ACACCAACCTTGTCACCGACCTTGAAGAAACCATCAGCAAGGGAAACTCCAGCCTTAGTCGAAACCTCAGCAATTTCCTTAAACAACACATTCGTTTCTTCGATAGCGACAGAACCACCCTTGATGAGTTCGTCAGCCATAGCACTACCAGTAACAGCACCAGCCTGGATAATCTGATCAATGCCCTCTTTGGACAAGCCAAGACCTGTAAGTTGCGAGATTTTGCTGGCGAAACTCTTAGCCTGATAAGCCTGAACGCGTAACTGCTCCAAGAACGAAATCTGTTGAGCCTGAGCAGCATTGGCTTTCAACGTGGCGGCAGCCAAATCCTCTTGAGGCTTAATCAGGTCAAAAGCGGCCTTTTGAATCTCCTCGTAAGCATCTCGGCGAGCCTTACGACCAGCAGCACTTGCATACTTCTCAATCGCATCGTTGAACTTCTGTTGAGCTGCATCAGCAACGCCTTGAGCGTTAGTCAAGTCCTCATTGGCTTTTACAAGATCTTGAGCAGCTGACTGCTGTTTAGAGAAAGCATCAGACAGGCTGAAAGCACTCATAATCGAGTCTTTTACAGACGTTGCATAATCATCGTGTACTTGTTGCGCTTCCTTGATTTCTTCGTTGTAATCATCGGCTTTTTTAGTAGCCACGCTCAACGCATTACCAAAATCAAAAGCCCCATTTATTGAATCGTCAGTAGCCGACCGCAAATTGTCTAGTTTTTCCTTCAAAGCCTCTAACTTCTTGGTCGCCTCATCAATAGCCTTGTTGTACTTATTGGTGATCATCTCGATCAACTTGTCTTTTTCTTTCTGAAGCTTCTTGTCAGCATCAGCAGCATTCTTGGTCGCATCCGTCACGCGAGTCAGGCTCTTAGAAACAGAGTCATAAGCCTTAGATTCCTTCTCCAAAACAGCCAACTGTGCATTCAACATGGACAAATACCGTGCTTGAGTATCGTCACGATCCTTGGCAGGATTCATCAACTCCAAAGCCTTAACAACAGCAGCGATCTTTTCCTTCACCCCGGTGATATCGGCATCAATAACCACCTTCGTGCGAAGACCACCCAAAAGGTTCATTGACTCCAAGATCATGTTGAGTTGTCCGTCTAAAGCCCCACCAGCCTTAGCGGAAGCAATAAAGTTCTCAATCATTATCGTGGTAGCAGCAGCAACCTCTTCCTGGGGCTTCTTCATGTTGGTCATGGCTGCAGCGTTCTTGGTGATCGCCTCAAACAAATCAAAACCGCTCTTCGTCAACGCATCAAAGTCGCCACGTGCGCCCTTAGCGGCATCCATCACGCCAGTCATAGCCTCGCGCATCTCAAAAAATGTCTTGGCGTTAGCAACAGCATCGTAGTTCTCGATACCAAACATCGCCTTAGCCAGTTCCTCAGCCGTAGCCTTACCGTCTTCCCCGGCGGCCTTAAACTCCTTCAAACGACCAATCATTGAGGTAACAGCAAGTTTTGCTTTCTCTGTTTCCTTAGCAACCTTCTTCTCAGCTTCAGAAGTTTCGTTAAGTTTTTTACCTACCGCAGCCAGCAGAGCCAAATACATTTCATCAGTACCAGCCTTACCCTTGGCGGCATACTCGGCTTCAATCGTGGCTTGAGTAGCCTTAACAATGGCTGCTTCTTCTTTACCCAAAGCAATGACGCTATCCAAATGACCCTTAACGAAGTCCCGGATGTGCGTTTTCTCAGCCTGATCGTCAAGTTCTTCCATTTGTCGAGCCAACTCCTGGAACTCAGGGGCGACACCAACAAGCACAGCATCAATATCCTCATACATTGCGACATTCTTGGCAATAATGGCAGCCTGATCAGCTCCTACACCATTAGCCATAGCCATCGCATAAGCAGTTCCCTCTTGGTTCTTTTTGAACGCCAACAAGACAGGCAAAGCATCTTCCTGGGTTTTCCCAAGGAAGTTCAAAGCATGAGTAAGTTTTTTGCCATCTTCGCCAGTTTCGGCAATCGTTGTACCAAGATCGGCAGTTGAAGAAAGATAGGTACTCAAAGCCTCCTTGTTCTTAGAGAGAGACTTGACCTGCTCCTCAACAGCATCATTCAAGGCTTTCGTACGTTCCTCAACCTGCTTATTGCGGTCAGAGAACGCCTGAAATATCTTGAAAACAGCGTACAAAGCAACAGCCATAGCCAACATTGGAAGCATTGACGACATGAAACTGATAACAGCGGTCTTCATCGCCATAAAACCCTGAACGGTCATAGCCGTAAAAGCCTGCATTCCAGTAGCACCGAATCGAGCTGCCGTAGCAAAATACTCAACCATCCCGGAAGCAAACATTGTGGCTTTACCAAACAACATTTGGGCTGTAGTAGCAGTACCAAGAGCAATCGCACTCTGAGCCGCAGCGATCTTTGCCATCACCAAAGAGGCAACAAACTTTATGCCAATCAAAATGATCAACGGTTCAAGCAAAGGCCCCATCATCTCAAGGACAGAAGCAAACGCATAGAAAGCACCCGAAATAACGGTGATAATGCCAGCCAACGGCCCAGCCAAAACAGCCAAAACGCTTGACATACCATCCAAAAGAGACTGCAATGCCACAGTAACGGCTTTGCCAAACTTTAAGAAAGCAGGGATCAAAGGAGCAGCAGCTTTAACAAGTTGACCAAAACTGTTACGAAGTTTCGGACTCGTAGCCACCAAAACGGTCATAGCACCAACAATCGGGTTCATCAATGGGGCCAATTTCGCTAACGGCCCAAGGTTCATTAACAAACTCTTACCAGCCATAGCAGTTAGAGCGGTAGCAAAAGTAGAAACTATTGGGGCGTACTTGGCCATTGACTGACCAAAGCCATCAACATTTAGTTTCGCATCCTTAAAACCTTTGACCATTTTTGCCAATTTTTCGATACCAACCGTAAATGGTGTAAACAGCATCGTCATAGCAGTCGTCAACTCGGTCACAAGAGGATATAAAGCCCCACCTTCACGAATCAACTTTGAAAACCCTGAGAACAAGTCATACGAGGCTTTAATCATTGGGCCGAAACCAGCAAGCAACGCATTACCCATTGCCACCTGCATGTCGTTAACAATTCGAGGGAACGAACGTAAAACCTTTCCAGGTTCTTCCATAGCGGCCGTATAAACGCCAGCAACCTTTGCGCCCTCATCCATGATCAAGTTGATAATGGCTTGCTGACGCTCTTGAGCGTTCAAATTGTTTGCTGTCTTACCGATACTCAATGCGTACTTGGCGTAACCTGTCGAAGCTTGCTCTGAAATACCAGCCGATTTGAGCAACATGCTATTACCCGTTTTGATAGCACGAGTCAGAATCATTGCTGTATCGGTCGAGTTCTTCTGTGAAATAACCGCCAAGTCCTGTGCTACACGAGCAACTTTGGCGGCTTGAGCCATCTCAAGGTTGCCCTGAGCGAACTCAATAGCCATCTGCTGTGCAGCGGCCATCTCAATACCGTTATCGCGAATAGCCTGAGCAGACGCTTTAATGTTTTTTGCACCGATCCCGGTGGACTTACCAATCGCATCAATAGCGACATTCAGCTCCGAAACACGCGCAGCAGCTTGGAATGATGCTTTGCCCATTTTTACAAGGCCGAAAGCAGCGCCGCCGATAACTGCACCAGCAGCGATTAAGCCTTTGCTTACGCCACCAACAGTCTGATTTAACTGATTAGCAGAGGATGAGGCTTGTTGAAAAGCCTTGGTGAAGCCATCGTCAATCGCACGTAAGTACGCTACAACCTGGATATCTTCAGCCATTTAATCACCTCCTGCGTTTGTTTGCCTGTTCAGCTTCGTAAGCCCTTAATTTGTATAGGGCGGCCCACTCAACTATTTCCGCAGAGGTGATTGGGAGATGGGCAGGTGTGCCGTACAAAAGTTCGGCCACCGTGCGCCCCAATTTCTCCGCTAGTTCGAAGAGGAACCGCCGTTCGGTGTTGATGAGGAGTCTTTTCCCGCAATATCAATGGCATCAGAACCAAAACCCGACAATCGCATAGCGACCGTGTTGATCTTTTCCAAAGCCGCGCCATTCTTGGACATAATGGTGTCCTTGTCAGCGTGGGTAAACACAGGTTCGCCCGTTTCCGGGTCGTAAACGCATGTGACAACAACTTCAGGCATCATCTTCGCAAAGTTGACATTGCCGTTGTTATCTGCTGCATCCTGAACAATCGCTGCGCGAGCAGCTCCGCTCATACCTCGAACTTCTACTTCAACACCCCATTGATCAATCTTGACGATTTCTCGTTGTAGGTCATCTACTGCAATAATGCGGTCACGTAAGGACACGATATTTCTCCTGTGTTTGTTGGTTTTTGGGTTTATGATTTGCCTATTGGCTTATCACGACCAAGTGGTGCGAGTAACTGGACCCGTCACTTGGAAATCTGCTGTTGCTTGAACTGCATCACCGACTGAAGCCGAGATGTTGTAGCCAGTCATAATGCAAGTACCTGTGTACTTGATAAGACCTGCTGTGCTACCTGCTGGGCCGTAGTTGAAGTTCAATGGGGTTGCGAAGCCAAGAACACCAGCAAGAGTTGCGTCTGCTGCTGAGTCAAACAAGCCTGAAATGCTGAAAGTCGCATCCGACAAGCCCACAATGTAGGTCTTAGCCGAACCTGAAACACCAAACGTGGTGGTTTCGGCAGTCTCGATTGAACGAGAAAGTGAAACGTCGTTTAGATATGCGGAATAGTCCACTAGTGATGCTGATGCGTTGTCCAATTTGAATACTGCTGATTTGCCATGTACGAATGCCACGATTTACCTCCGTGCGAAAGAAACTTGATAAGTGATTGAGCCTGTACCTGATGCAAGCGTGTTTTGCGCCCTCAGGTATCGGTTGACGGTCGTGCCAGCCGCAACTGCGACCCGTTCCGAAGTTTTAACCGTTGTTGCTACAACGGAAAATGTTGCTAAGTCAGCCCAGGTTGAGTTGTCTGACGAATGTTGAACTTTGATAGTCGCATTAGCCGACCGCGAGTTGGCTGTTACATGCAATTGGGCCAAACCGCCATTAGCGGTTGAAGCAGCATTATCAACCGAAGTGCTGTTCGTGGTAGAAGAAATTGAGGCCAAAGCAGCGAGGGAAACGCCATGATCAATGCCACCATCAGCTTGAGCATCATAGGAAACCGAAACAACGTCACCCACAGGCGAGGAAACCGAATACCCTGTTGTCTTTGCGAGCAACAGTTTCACCGGGTTACCAATAGTGGTGAGAGTTGGGAAAAACGATACTGGAGCGTTCGTGTCAGAGCCAATTGAGGCAGTCAGGACTTGATCAACAGCATCTGCAGCACCATCAAACATCCCGGAAGCTGTGACTGTGCCATCCTCCAAGCCCGTGATATAGGTTTTTGCGCTGGAACCGAACGCTGTCGTTTCGGCGGTTTCAACCATATTGGACACCGATCCATCGTTCAAAAACGAACTCAGATCGTATGCGCCGTGCAAAACGGCAGCACTCTTACCATGAATAAAAGCCATTACTTATCCTCCGAATCAATCGCATCCGCAACAACTGGGGCAGCCTCTACTACTGGAGCAGGCTCTTCTTTTACTTCGACCTTTGCCTTGGCAGAGCCGTCAACAAGTTCGATAATTCCTTGTTCTTTAAGCCATGCAATAGACTTCGCTGGAATGTCGTCAACGATTTCGCCTGCTTCAATGCGGCGATCTAGGTAATCTAACCCATGTTTTACGAGGTATTTCGGCATCTGTACTCCTGATAGTGGCACGTGGCTCTACCCCGGATACCGACCTGACCACAAGGGTACGAACGGGCGATGCCGAGGTCACGAGGACAC